AAATGATTACGTGGCACATTTTGTAGATTCGGATTTCTAGATGATAGTCTACCTGTTACTGTGCCCCAATTACAGAAATCAGTATGTAAGTCCATACCGTTTTCATTATCAAAAGGCTCTAAATAAGTAGACCTAAGTTTTTCTAATGTTCTCCATTGCCTAACTAATCCTGCTATAGGGTGATTGATTTGTGCAAGAGCTGCTTCATTCCAAGAGTCTTGACCTTTAGCAGTTTTTTCTGGAGAACTAATGCCCAAACTTTTAAATACTGGCCCCATCTGTTGTGTGCTTGCAATATTATATTCATCATCAAATATACCTTTAGTAATTTCACCTATCTTTTGCTCTATCTCTTGTTTTCTATTTGCTATGAGTTGTGTAGCTTTCTTAACATAACTTGTATCAACCTTTACACCTTTGTTTTCCATGTCAAACAAAACTCGTGTAAGTTCTATTTGTAGCTTCCATATGCTTTCTTGTTCTGTTTCTTTTATCTTATCTAAGCAATCAAGGTATACTTTCCTAGTGTAGAACACATCCTTTTCACAATATGGCCCCAGTATATCAATTGGTGCTTTACTAAAATCTTTTGTCCACCCACCACTACGTAATGTTTTTTTAGTGTCTAAATCATACTGTGCATGTTCTGCACCATATCTTCTTTTAATTGTTTCGGTAAGTGCTAGCATGTTTATATTACTATGCTCTGTCAATCGCACCATTGGTAAAACATCTATAATTTCTTTGTTAGAAATATCAACGCCTTCTTTCTGTAAGAATCGGATGTCGAATTTAGCATTATATGCCACTAATGTTTTAGCTCTCGCTGAAAACATATCTATTAGCATCTTTATCTGTCCATCAGGAAGATTCACTAATCCAAAAGGCATGTGCCTATACGGAAAATAAAATGTATCTGATGACTCTAATAATCCGACTCCGATTCCACAGAGT